CACCCCAACTATCTTCGCGCCAGAAGACTTCACTCCTCGCAAGGGCGTGATGACTCGATACGGTAAGAAGATGGTTCGATCCGATTTCTTCGGAACTGTTACTTGTATGGATATGAATATTATCTAATCAAAGCAATAGCTTTGTGACTAAAGGGGATGCTTCGGCATCCCCTTTTTTTTACTTTAAACAGCATACTTAATACAGATATAGACATCTAAGGAGATAGTCGATGAAACTTACAGATCTATACGGCTTCAAAACCAAGACAAAAAAACTTTCTACGAAAGAACTGACTAACTTAATTGTGGAGACGCTTAATGAAAAGGCCGACCCAGGAAAGGTCGAAGTCGACAGATTTCCCACAAATCTATCATCAGTAGATACAGAATTTGCGAAGAGAGCTGTAAGCACAGAGCCTTCTGAAGAAGATACGATTGCTGTTACTGGCACTTCGAAGCCAGTCAGCGAGCTTAAGCCTTCCCAGACTAGCATGAACATAGAAAAAGCTATGGGTCAAGCTATCTCAATGATTTTAGGCGACATGGAATTAGGCGGAAACATTGAAGCGTTTATCAGTAGTGATAATCACATCATGGACGGGCACCATCGATGGGTTGCAACAGCAATGGTCGATCCATCAAAGCCTGTGGGCGGATATCAAGTCGATTTTCCAGGTGAAGAATTAATCGCAATTCTTAACGCTATTACAGCAGGTAAGTTTGGAATTACCCAGGGTAAACCGGCATCGGGCGGATTCGATCAGTTTCAAGAAGGTCCTGTTAGAGCTACATTAGAAAAGTTTGCAGCTGAAGGTGTTCCTGGTGAATTTCCTCGACCTCCTGAACAAGTATTGCAGGCATTAGAGAAGTTTACGGACAAAACAGGCGAAGAAGCTATTCAAGCAGCTGCCGATAAAATGGTAAGCAACCTTTCTGGGTTAAAGTTTGAAACACCACCTGGTGCACCTGAAAGACCTGACATGCCTGTTATCGACAATCCTCAACCAGCTATCCAGGCTTTAACCACTGGAGAGGTTGATGTTAACCCACCATATCAAGTCGAAAAAGACGATGGTGACAAAGAAAAGGCTACAACTCAAGAAGGCTCGCGGCATAAGGGCGATGTGCTTTTAGAGAGGTGGAATCACTTAGCAGGAATAGAGTAATTTTAACATATTCGCCTGCATCAAAACATGTTATAATAATCTTGGAGGTATAACTTATCATGGCAATAACAAATAAAACGAACACAAAGACGTCTGTCGCAATTGAGACGACGCCTACAAAGACAACAACACGTCGCGCTACTGGAACAAAAACTACAACCGGCAAGCCAGCGACTTCAATTACAGCTAAAACAGCAACAAAGACTAGTAATTCAAATACTGAGGTATTAGCACTGCGTGAGCAGGTGACCACCCTAGAAAAAAAGTTGCAAAATTTAATCACCATTCTGCACACTGAGTTCTCAACAGAAGTGCTGCAAGGCCCACGTGGCATTGCTCAACTCATGGAAAACGCAAATCTTACTGACTAGATAATTCAAATCTTTCTCCATAATTATCAGTAGGCCCGCTCCACTATAATCAGCCGAACTCCCCGGCGGATCGGAATCTTGGGAACAAAAGGAGAAAGATTATGCCAAAGGTACAGTTATCAAACGCCAAAGGTTTGGTTCAGAAGTCCGGTAAGGGCTTTGAGCATTCAGACACAGCAGGCGAAGTCGGTTTTCACCGGTGGGTAGAAGAACTCACAGTCACAAATGCATCTGCAGACAATGATGTTGTTGCACGTTTAGGCATGTACATTCCTGCGCAAGCTAGAATTACAAACGCTCATATCATCGGAACAGCATTGCTCACGTCAGATAACGGTTCAGTTGCACTTGAAGTTCACAGCGCTGACGTTGCTGTAGACGCAGCTTCAGCTGGAACAGAGATTGTTGGGGCCGATGAGGCCGGCAACTTATCGTTACCCGACACTGACTTAAACGTTGGTGCCGTTGATGTCGTCAATGACAGCATTAATATGGGTACTCTAGCTGCTATCGACCGCGGCACAGCTGCATCATACTTTCAGCTAGTTGCTAAAGAAGACATATCAGCGGCTACTGGAACTGCTACAGTTGTAGTCATCGTTGAGTGGTTCGGACCAGCAGCAATAGCACTTAGCTAGTAGTTGATTATTATGCGTGGAGACAGCCTTCTAAAGCTAAGAGAATTAGTTGATGACTTGAGTGATCGTGATGAGCAACTCAAGAGGGATGTTTCTGCGTTTAATGACTTTTTTGAGCATTTCCCCGTTCCGGTCACTGTCTGGTCGACAAATCGGAACGGGGACGTTCTCACCTGTAAGGGCAATGCAATTCAATGTATCGATACTACATGTGTTGAGAAAATGTTTGAATGTCCACACTTAACCACACATATCGTTCAGGCTCATAAACAAGCAAGTGATGGAAAAACAGTTTCTTTCATGATTGAGTCTGGCGATCCTATATTTTATGTACATGTCGTGCCAAAGCTTGATTCTCAAGACCAGTTTGCTGGTGCTATGGGACTAGCATGGGATATAACATCCAATGTTGCAATGCTTGGACACGCGTCTAATTCACTAAGTTACTTTTCAGAAGGAAATTTAGAGCTAGGATTAGATCTCTTAAAAGAAGCCGTCGTATCAAGTCGTCTTCGATCAATGATCGAGTCAGGCATTCCTATGCATCGGATGCCCGGCGCTGAGGAGTCTTGAATGGGTAATGATAGCCAAAATGGTTGGAACGAATATTCACGATTAGTTCTCAAGGAGCTAGAAACACTTACAGATGGTATTACAGCCCTAAGAGATGAAATTTCAGGTCTTAAGCAGGAAATTGCACTTCTAAAATCAAAAGAAGACAGGGTTTCTGAGTTGAAGGTCTGGAAAGATAAAATCGATGAAGTCGCGTCGCCCACACAGCTTAAAGTATTGACAGAAGATGTCGAGAGCTTAAAGGTTTTCAAAACCAAGGCAGTTACAGTTTTTGCAGTTGTTCAGTTTACAATGGCGGCTATTTTATTCGCCATGAAGTTTGCGGGTGGTGGCTAGACCAACCCAGTAGTTTGTTGTTTGTATTTGTTAGTTTAATTGGATAGTTATTAGGGGTAAGCCCTAGGAGTGTTACGTGGCATTATTTGCAAACACATTAACCCCAACACCGTTTGGAATATTTGACGAAGAGGTGCAGTTTCAAAATGAAGCTGATGCCATGGTCACATTTGTCAAGCGAAAGCTGGGCGATGATATCCTATCAGTTGAGCTAACAAAAAAGCAGGTGTGGGCTTGTTTTGAAGAAGCATTTCTAGAATACGGATCGCTGGTTAATCAATATCAAGCTGCATCACAGCTTTCGAATCTAATCGGCGCAGCTACTGGATCAGACATCTCTGGAATGGAACAGAAGTTCCCTAGAGAGAATCTGGAGCTTATCATGAGACGTGCCGAACCTTATGCCATGGAGGCAGGTCTCGGAGGATCGTATCATACAATCTCTGGATCTATTAAGCTAGAATCTAGACGTCAAGATTATGATATTCTAGCAGAACTAAAAGATGCCGAAGGAAATTTAATATATTCAAGCTCTGTTAATAATCCACCCACTAGACTTAAGATTATGGAGGTGTTTCACTTTTCACCTCAAGCTGCATATCGATTCTTCGATACAACATCAGCACTTAACTACTTGAACAATGAGTTTTCTTTTGAATCGTTTACACCTGAGACAGTATTCTATGTCTTACCTGTTTTCGAAGATGTTTTAAGAGGCGGTCAGCTTAAGTTGTCCCAGAAAGTAAGAAGATCAAATTACTCTTACAAGATAATGGGCACAAGAATTAGAGTGTTTCCAGAGCCTACAAATTCAAACCCACAAAGCTTATTTATAAGAATTGGTGTGCCTCTCGATCCATTAAACCCATCGTATGATGATGGCACTATTGATGGTATGAGCAACTTATCAAACATACCCTACGGTAATTTAAAGTTTGCTAGGGTGAACAGTATTGGGCGACAGTGGACTAGACAATATACACTGGCACTAGGAAAAGAATTGCTAGGCCTAGTAAGATCAAAATTCGCTACTGTTCCAATTCCAGGCGGCGATTTACAACTAAACGGAGCAGATCTTATAGCACAAGGCCGTGAAGAACAAACAAATCTTCGCACTGAGCTAAAAGAAATGCTTGATAGTATGACATACAGCAAGATGCTTGAAGACGAGGCAAATGCCTCAGAAAACCTCATGAGAATTCTTAAGAATATTCCCATGCCGAACGGATTAGCCATATCGATGGGCTAGGAGATATAAGTGGCTAGAATATTCATAACACCCAGAGAAATTGATTTTGTATCTCATATTACTAAAGAGATCACAAAAGATGTAAGGGGTCAAAAGATATACTATTATAGAATACGTCACGATATTACTGACGTTCATGATGTATATGAAGAGGCTCCTGAAAAAGTTTTTGACCTACCAATTGAAGTTGAAGCAATGGTTGAATGGTCACCGGAAGAAGTCAGAACAAATCGCTTTGGCAGTGAAGAATTTAAAAGTATTGAAGTTTACATTCAGATGCGTGATCTGATCGACCGAGGGTTTGAAATTACAGCCGGCGACTATTTTAGCTATGGATCAATATTTTTTGAGATAACTTCTGTTGTAGTTGACAAGACTATTTTCGGACAAATTGAACACAAGACTGGTTTTAAAGTCACCGGCAAGCAAGCCCGTGAAGGTCAAATAGATAAATTTGCAATCGGTCCGACATCTGAAGATAAAAACGATCCAGACGCTGTCCAGACAGAGTTTGTACAAAAGCGGGGACTGGCTGAAAATAGCGAAGGCCCAACGGGAGATAAGAGAGCTCTCATTGAAGACGGCAAGCTAGATCCCCCAGATGAAGGACCAGCTAAAGTTAAAAAGAATTCGGGGTCTATTAAGTCTTCGTTTTACGGAGATTAAGAATGTCTACTAGATACGACAAACAACTAGAATCCGCAAATACAGTTGCGGGTGGGTACGAAGGAAAAGACGCAGGTGATATCTACGTTCCTCCCTGTACTATTGAGGATGTTGACAGGGCTGTATTTGATCTTTTTGAAAACAAAATACCGCTTCAGTATGAACACAGGAAGAAACAAAAGAAAATTCCAGTTATCTTCGCCACCGGTGAGCGATTTGCTGTACTTAGAAGAAAAAAGCCACTTAAAGATAAAAATAATGCACTCATTTTGCCGCTAGTATCAATTATGCGGACAGGCGTCTCACAAGAAGTTGCCCATGGCATGGCAACGAGTGAAACACAAACTATTACTATTAAGAAAAAGATATCAAAAGATAGTGAGACCTATAAAAGACTTCTTAATAACGTCTTCAAAAATATGGATGAAGCAGCATCGACAGGACATAAGGATGGAAAGCCCGGAGCAGAACCCGGCAAGGTATCTACTAGAAGAGGGTCGAAATCTGCAACTATGGACAGCAGACAGGGTCGCTTATTAGCACCCTCGTTAGGGAACAACATCTATGAGATATACACGATCCCACCTGTCAAATACTTTACAACAACATATGATATCACATTTTGGGCTCAGTATACACAGCAGATGAATGATATGATTACTGCACTTATGAGCTCATATCAAGATAATAATCGTAGAACTTTCAAGTTAGAGACTGATAAAGGTTACTGGTTTGTAGGATTTACAGATGCTGATATGTCGCCTGGCAACAACTACGATGACTTTACAGACAGCGAGAGATTGGTCAGGTACAATTTTACGATGAGGGTCGGAGGTTATATGGTCTTACCAGAATTTCCTGGATCTAAAACAGGAATTCGCAGAACAATATCAGCACCAGACATCACATTTGATGTAACACAAGCAGGGGATCTTGCCCCTGATTTTTTCCCACCAGTCGCATCAGGCTCACCAAATGACTACGTTATGGAAGATTTGTTAACAGAATCAGATAGTTATCCAGGCGCAGCAATTGGCTACGCAGGTAATTCAGCATTAGCATCAGTTGACTCTAGAAAAGCAGGATCAGTTTCAAAGACACCTGCATCTGAAGGATCTTCCGGATCTGGAGGCTCTTCTAGTGTCAATTCAAGTTCAAAAACAGGAGATACTAAGATGGGCGGTTTTACAAAAGGACGTGAACAGGCCAAAATGCGAAGAATGGTAATTGATCCGTTTACGGGAAAAAGAAAATGGAGTTTAGTCACTGTCATTTCAAAGGACCAAAGGTCCGGAGAGACAGTGTACCGAGAAGGTATTACGATCGATCTCGGTGATTTAGGTTAATTATTTCGGGGTTTCATGTCTTTATCTATCTTACTGACCAGGAATTTTGAATCAAACGTCAATACTTATCTTAGGATGACACGAGTCTAAGGAGAATCATTCAATGGCCGAGCAGACATTTAGATCACCTGGGTTCTTTGAACAGGAAATAGATCTCTCAGCTAGAGTAGCCACGCCACTGGGCGTACCAGCAGGCGTAGTTGGCACTGCAGAGCGAGGACCAGCATTTGTTCCCGTCACTGTAGGATCACTAGCAGATTTTACAGCAAGGTTTGGAACACTAGACCAGGACCGTTTTGGTCCGTATGCTGTGAGAGAATTTCTTAAGAACAGGAATGCAGTTACTTACGTACGTACTTTAGGTGCGGGCGTTATCGAAAACGATACAGATATTAGCAATTTTGAAAACGGCGGATTCGCTAAAAATGCTGGCACTGTATTGTCTACCACGGCCCGGAGCGGCGACGCCGCTAACGGCCTCCATGGTGGTGTAACATTTATCACAGCAGAACATAGAACACGAGCTGATGGTGCAGGAAACGAAGTCGCAGGTTTTCCAGCATTCAGTGACAATGATTCGTACGTAATTGCAGCCAATGCTGTTAGTCTTGTCCGTGCTGTTATCTTAACAGACTCCGCGACAAGAATTATACCAGCTGTTGCAACTGACGGAACAACAGCTGCAGCTTCAGCTAACGAGGCTGGTTTGCAAGCGCTTAACACCAGAACAGTTGACGCACACAAAGCTACAGGTCGATTCACACTCTGGATTGCGCAAGATACAGATGCCAGCCCTATTACAACGGCAAATGCGAAGTCTTATGTAGTCTCACTAGATCCTAGCGACACTATGTATATCGCAAACGTTTTAAACACAGACCCTGACCAGTTCACAGCACTTAAGCATCTTCTATATCTAGACTTTGCTGTTGAGGATGAGCTAGCTTCTGTCAAACGAGATACAGGTGCAACTGCTGCTAAGGTTGCTGTATACATCGGATCACCATCTTCAACTTCAGACAAAAGCTTTCTCAAAACAGCAAAACATTCTGAGCTATTCGGGCGTCTAGACAGTAGATTCACAACTGCTAGAACACCCGCAATAATCTCACAGCCTTTTGGTGAGTCTGAGCATGATTTGTTTCACTTCGAAACAATCGATGACGGTGCAATTGGTAATACGCTATATAAGATTTCAATCGCTAACTTGAGACGATCAACGGATCCCAATAATCCTTACGGTACATTCGATGTTCAGGTAAGAAGATTCGCTGACACTGATACAAGCTTAGAAGTCTTAGAAGCTTATCCTGCATGTTCACTAGATCCAAGTTCTGATAGCTATGTTGCCAAAAAAGTTGGCGATAAGAAAGTTTTCTACAACTTTAATGCAGCAAATATCGAAGATCGTGGGCTCGCAATCCAAGGAAAGTATCCTAATAAGTCATCACGTATTAGGGTTCAAATGGCAGATGCAGTTGAGAAAAAAGAAATTCCGGCTTCATCACTACCTTTCGGATTCCGTGGCGTTCCAGTTCTAAAAACTTCATTATCCTTGATGGATCAAGCGGCAACAGTCGACGCATCATTTGGTTCGGATGCTTACACCGCCACTTATGCAACGTCACTCATGAAGCATGACGGTGATGTAGACGATAATGCCACAGATCTACCATTCAGTGTAATTCCTCCGCTGCCGCTTAGATTTAAGTGCACACGCGGCGCTACATCTAATACAGCGACGTGGACAGGCCAACGAGGTGACAACGAAAGATCAGATGCTAGACTTTACTGGGGTGTTAAGTTCGAAAGAATGCCTCTATCATCAAGTGCTGATCAAGGGTCAATTACAGATGCTATTATGAATCCAAATGTTGGTGCACTGCCCAATGCAATTGTTGGTTCATACGCTAAGTTTCAAGGAATTGAAAAGCTTGATACTCTGGTAACAGGCTCAGGCGCTGACAAGTTTAATAATAATAAGTTCACAATGGCACGCGTTGCTTTCGCAAACCATGTAAACTCAGGCACAGTAGGCTCAGAGCTTACAGAGCTTACAGGTACTGCTAAGGAGCATATGCTCGGTGCAGCTTACATGAGAAACGGCAAACCTGATTCATCATACTATACTATTAAGGATGCAGGCGTTGGCGGAGCAGACCAGAGGTTAACATTTGCTTCTCTGGTTAATCACAACAGTTCATCTTACTTTAATAGATTTACCGAGTACGCAAAGTTCTCGACAATGTTCTATGGTGGTTTTGACGGCGTTAACTTCTTAGATAGAGATAATCGTCTGATGAATGACAAAGCTTCGTCATCAGATACCGGTGGCAAGGCAACTGATGCTATTCCCGCTATTGGTCTTAAGTCACACGTTGCAGGCAAGGGAAACAAAAACAACATTGTTTCATCCTTCAAGGAAGCAGTTACGATCATAACAAACCCAATGGCATCAAGAGTCAACATTCTTGCTGTCCCGGGAATGAGAGACGCATTCATTAGTGATCATGCACTGGAAGCTGTAAAGAGCTACAGCATGGCAATCTACTTGATGGATGTTATTAAGTACGCTTCTGGTGGAACACGTCTTTTTGACGATTCCACAGCAAAGGTTGATGTTCAAGAGACATCAGAACAGTTTGAGTCCAGAGTCATCGACAATAATTACGGTGCTGCTTACTTCCCAGATATCGACATACTAGATGTTGTGAATAATGAAGTAGTCTCTGTACCGGCTTCGGTCGCTGCAATGACAGCTCTAGGATTCAATGACAAGGTCGCATATCCATGGTTTGCACCAGCCGGCTTCAATAGAGGCGCGCTGGAATCTGTAACAAACGTTGATGTTCGGCTTAACTCTGCTGACAGAGATCTTCTTTACGATGCGAGAATTAACCCCATCGCGGTTTTCCCCACAGGTGGATTCGTAATCTTCGGTCAAAAGACACTTCAGGTTGCTAAATCAGCACTTGATAGAGTTAACGTTCGCAGGCTTCTTCTAGAAGTCAAACGATTAGTTTCGGGCGTTGCAACAAAACTGCTATTTGAGCAAAACAATGATCAGACTAGGCAGAGATTTGTAAATCAAGTCACACCTCTTCTTACGTTGATTCAAGCTCAAGCAGGCATCGAGAAGTTTGGCGTTGTTTGTGATAATACAAATAATACTGAAACTGATCACGAATCAAACAAGATGAACGGGCGAATTATTCTTGTCCCAACAAGAGCTGTTGAGTTCATTGCGGTTGATTTTGTCGTTACGAATAGCGGAGTTTCGTTCGAGTAATGGATATGTATATTATACAACATTTTGCACAGTTAGGAGCAAGACAGAATGGCTGAGCTAACTTTTAAAAGCCCAGGTGTTAGCACGAGGGAAATCGACCTAAGCGGTCCCACTGCTTTAGGCCCTCAAGGCACCCCGGCCGGAATTATTGGAACTGCAATCAAGGGGCGAGCATTTGTTCCTATTACAGTTGCTACTTATCAAGACTTCGTCGCAGAGTTCGGTGCTACCGATGGCGAAAAATTTGGACCGCTAGCCATGAACGAGTGGATGCGTAATGCGAGAGCAGGAACGTATGTAAGAGTTTTAGGTGTAGGCGATGGCACAAAGCGTGATGACACAACAGGTGTTGTAACAAACTCCGGTTTTGTTGTCGGTGAGCGTTTAGTTAAAGACAGCGGTTTAATTGGTTCAACTAGAGAGCTATTAAAGACAGTAGGTGGCGCAAATCCGTTTGCAGTTGCACCAATTGATGACGCCGACGGCGACTTCGACCAGGGTACTGACAGACCTCAACCTCTAGGACGTATGAACTTCCTTGGATCGTTGATGGCTGATACAAATTCATCTGGCTATTTGGTCGACGCCGGCGCACAATCACTGACGAGTGTCTCTGGCAAGCTTCAAATCCATACAGCTGATGGTGACGAAGACATTAAGACTAACGTCCTTGAGAAGCATGCTATAACAATTACTGCGCGCACAACCAATCCTGACACACCTAAAACTCTTAAGTTTGTTGTTTCCAACACCTCCGCAGGTGGGGTTACTACAGGGACAGTTTTGGAGACAGGATCTGATACTGGTGCTGAAACCGCAGGTGCTGGCAACGTCGGTGCAATTGCAGTAGGTGTACCTAACGGCGTCGCGACAACATCTCGAGCGTTTCTAACAGCGCTTCGTGATGCAATTGTTCATGCAAACGCGTTTGGTGCAGCTAGTGCGAGTGGAGACTTCCTTAGTGTAGTTTTAACGGATACAGCCGGTGCAAACCCCCAGACGCTAGTACTCACTCAGCAACCCGGTATTGATGGCAATACAGCAATTGTAGAGACTCTCGGAAACAAGATCCTCTATAAGCACCCGGATTCGGCGCCTGCTGTTACCGCATTTACAGCCGGCTCTGGTGGCGCTGGTGCTCCAATTCTTCGTGCTGCGATCATGACTCCAGATGGTGTTATTATGGCACTTTCATCGTCGTATCAAACCACAGCTACTATCGATACAGCAGAGCCTCCTGTATCCAACAATTCCGGTGCTCAAGAAATGACAGCAGGTCAGGCACACGGTACTGTTAATCTCACCAATGGCAAGCAAGCTTTCGAGGTATTTCTAAACGGACATAAGTCTACTAGCTTATATCCCAATAAGATTAAAGCATCGTTTGATCCATCTGATCCTAGTTATCTCGGTAAGGTCCTAAATACAGATCCTAATAAGGTTCGTGAAGCAGGACACTTCTTGTATGCACATTGGGATGTGCACTCTGCAGTATCCCAGCCAGACGCATCAGGTGTACATACAGCAGGTCACACAGGAACTGGACTAGAAGAAGCTGCATTTATCCTTGCAGGAACCTCAGGCCGTAATACTGGAACATCAAATAATCCTAACTATGAGGATTTCCAGGATCGATATCAGACGGCACAGTCACCATGGTTTATGTCCCAGGACTTCGGTGCTGGCAACAATAACCTCTTTAAGGTTCATGCTTTAGATGACGGCGCACGCTCCAATGATCTTTTTAAGATCACTATTGAGAATATCGCTGCTAGTAGCAATGAAAACAATAAGTTCGGAAAATTTGACATTGTTATTCGTGACTTTTACGATAATGACTCAGATCCCGTCGTTTTAGAATCATATCGAGGTGTCAACCTAGACAGATCTTCTGACAACTACATTGCCCGAAGAATCGGTGATATGTATGCATATTATGACTTTGACCAAAGAGCAGGCGCTCAAAAGCTAAGACTTGAAGGTGCATTTACATCCAGGTCTAGATACGCAAGAGTGCAGATGCATACAGACGTATCAAGAGGCGTAATGCCAGACAGCTCTTTACCAGTAGGGTTTAGAGGTCCTGGTCACCTTTCGCTAGACGGAAGTACAGCTCTTTCTGATGTCTTAGGTGCTGATACATGCTTTGTTGGTGGCTCCGGTGTTACATTGGCTGAAGTACGCCAAGTTAAAATGACACCTGTTCCGTTGCGAAGAAATGTCGCACAGGGCAAAGGCAACAAGAAAAGATCAAATGCAGATCTATCATGGGGCGTTCAGTTTGAAAGAATTGACTCGGTTGAAGAGCCTAATCGAAATACAGTTGTTGATACATCAATTGCTTCGTTTACAAAATTCTTCCCAAGCCACAGAAAAGACATTGCCAACGTATTCGTTCGAGACAATGCAGGCGCAGCTAATCTTAATAACGCTGTTTTAGATAGTGACCTTTATAATAACAATCTCTTCACTCTAGAAAGAGTCCAGGTTGTTACAGGTTCTACTGACAAACCAGTTGTTAATGAGTGGTCCGCTGCGACATACAGAAGAAACGGAACAAAGGGATCGTTAACTTCAGCGAACGGCGCAACACATCAGGCATCAGATACAAGATTCCTAGATCCTGCTAAGGACTTTGCTCACTTACCAACTCGTAAGTACTTGAAGTTCACAACATTCGTTCAAGGCGGATTTGATGGCTTCAACATCTTCGACAAAGAGAAAGCAAAGCTTACAGACGTTGCCGTACGAAGAGAGTTTAGTGAACCAGCTAATCAAGGTGGTGTCAAGGGTCCAACAGTTGCAGCTTATAGAAAAGCTATCGACGTAATGGAAGAGAAAGCAGACGTAGAAATTCAACTGCTAGCAATTCCAGGTCTAAGACACCCAGCTGTTACAGATTATGCAATTGATTCTGTTGAAAATCGTTTTGATGCGATGTTCTTAATGGACCTCGAGGAAAAAGACCAAAACAATCAGTTTGTTACAGGATCTTCTAAGCAGCTTACAAACGTCACATACACGGTTAACAACTTTGAAAGCCGTAATTTGGACTCTTCGTTTGCAGCTGCTTACTTCCCTGATGTTGTAATCACAGACCCAGTTACTAACTCAAATGTGCAATGTCCACCTTCAGTGGCAGTACTCGGAGCCTTCTCATTGAATGACTCCGTATCACATCCCTGGTTTGCTCCTGCGGGCTTTACACGTGGTGCCCTTAATACGGTATTGGAATCACAAGTAAAGCTTAAGAGAGCTAATCTAGACGCCCTCTACGAAGCGGATATTAATCCTATTACATCGTTCCCCCATACACCGGGAGTTGTGGTATTCGGACAGAAAACACTGCAGGCTGCACAAAGTGCGCTTGATCGTGTCAATGTACGTCGTCTTCTTATCGATATTCGTAGAAAAGTTAAGAAAATTGCACAAGGCTTATTATTCGAGCCTAACAGAGTAGATACGCTTGCTAGATTCTCCAACTTGGTGAATCCAGTTATGCAACAAATTCAAGCCCAACAAGGTTTGGATAGGTACAAGGTGCAGATTGATACTTCGACAACAACTCAGGCTGATGTCGAAAATAATACAATCCGTGGCAAGATTTTCTTGCAGCCGACAAGATCGCTAGAGTTCATCTCACTAGATTTTGTTGTTACTAATCAAGGAGCCGAGATTTAATCTCGTTAAACACATACTTAGTAGATAAGGAAACTAGGAGACTACAAAATGGCAGAGACACTTCAAGTCAGTGATATGCTACCAAATAAGTTTGAGCCGAAACGAAAGTTTCGCTGGGTCTTTGCCATTGAGGGACTCGACTCCTTCTTGATGAAGACCGCTGCACGTCCAAACATTACGATTGCAGAGCAGGAAGTACCGTTCATGAACTCTACACGCTATATGGCGGGTAAGGCCAAGTTCGAAGCGATTTCCGTTACGCTTTACGATCCAATCGCACCTTCAGGTGCACAACAGGTTATGGAGTGGGTGAGAACTCACTTCGAATCAGTTTCAGGCCGAGCTGGTTACGCTGACTTTTACAAGCGTGACTGCCAGCTTAAGTTGCTGGATCCTGTTGGGACAGTTGTTGAGCTTTGGGACCTCAAGGGGTGCTTTCTCACAAACGCAACATTTGGTGATCTGGACTACGGCGCGGAAGATATGACTGAGATTTCTCTCTCAATCAGATTTGATAACTGCGTACTTCAGTACTAAACTCACTTCTTAAATAGAACGAACTAGCCCGATGTAATGTCGGGCTTTTTTGTGTTTAACATCTGACTAAAACAATCTAATGTTATACGATGTGCAGTAAGGCACCGAATAACCATTTATTGAGGAGACATAGTCAAGTGTCAGATAACGAAACTAAAAATCGGAATGAGGTATTTACTGCCGCTGAAGCACAGAAGGCAGGTTTTACAACGCGTAACGTGATGATGGAGGACTTTAATTTTGAAGTCCCCACTGAGTCTGTTCCGCTTCCATCGAACGGAACTGTGTATCCCGCCGAATCGCCCTTGTCAAGCCAGGAAACTCTGGATATCAAGGCAATGACAGCTAAGGAAGAAGATATTTTGACTTCCCGAACGCTAATCAAAAAGGGTACTGTGATTAGTGCGCTTATTAAGTCATGTTTAATTGATAAAACAATTGATCCTGATGTAATGCTTACCGGCGATCGAAATGCCGTCATGACTGCTATTCGAATTACAGGCTACGGCTCTGAGTATAACGCTGAAGTCGATTGTCCCGCATGCTCTGAGCGATCTAAACAAGAGTTTAATCTTTCTGAGCTACCGCTTAAAAGGCTAGAGATCGAGCCTGTGGCCCCGGGTGCTAATCTTTTTGAGTTCAAGCTTCCAGTTACTAAAATGGAGCTAAAGTTTAAGTTCTTGACAGGACTAGATGAGTCGAACCTAACAGTTCAGATGGAAAGGCGCAAAAAGCAGGGAATGAAGTCAGACAACTTTGTAACAACAAGGCTGCACTACTCAATTGTCTCAGTGAATAACATTACAGATAAGTCTAAGATTTCACACTTTATCAGGAACATGCCAGCGCGAGACTCTTTAGAGCTTCGTAAATTTATTGACAAGAACGAGCCGGGAATCGACATGAAGCAGTGGATGGATTGCCCACACTGTCTCGAGTCCTCGGAGGTACGGCTCCCTATGGGTGCCACGTTTTTTTGGCCTGACTCCGAATGATAAGGAAATCTTCTTAGAGCACATATTTAGTCTCATGTACTATATGGGCTTTACATTTGAAGAGTGCTACAGACTTCCTGTTTGGCAGAGACACTGGTTCTTAAAGCGGCTAAACAAAGAGATTAAGGCTGCCAACGATAACCAATCTGGTGCATCTAGGGCAGCACACGCCAACGGCGGCGAACAACGCGCCATGCAAGGGCGTCAACGTTCTCAAGTCCCATCTAGACTAAGAAGGTTTACTTAGAAACCAATATTTAACTTTAGAGAAGGACTATTATGAATAACTACACAATCGATGAGACAGCGTACGCCAGCTATATTTTGGGGTCAACTCAAATAGTAAAGTTAAAAGGCAAAAAAGAAATTGTCGAGGCTACTAAAGAAGTGCTAGAAGCTTCTAAGGTGCTATATACAGCTCTATCGTCTGACAGTACAACAATTGATCAGGTTATGCCTCTTTTAGAAAATAAGCGCGCCCGCGCAAAGGCCTATAATAAGATTACTGGTCGAATCTGGCGTCTATAGTTTCTACTGCAAGCTTTGAGCACTAGATACTTAATGTTGCTGAGCTTAACATGAGAGTGTAAATAGCATATGGCCGAAGAAGGCGCACAACTAGAAATACAGCAGCAGATTAACAAGCTCCTACAAGATAGGCAAGCGTTAATGGCTGCATCTGCAAAGCAATTGCAAGACCAGACTCAAATTGCTATGCAACTTTGTGCGGCACTCAAGTGTGAGTCTCTAGAAGGCATGACTGAACAGCTAGAAGGCATGTCAGGCGCCCTTACAGAGGCAGCTGATGCTGCTGAAAAGCCCAAAAACTCCCTAGAATCAGTTGCAGACGCCGCCGGCGGATTAGCAAGCAAACTCGACGCTTCAAAAGTAGCTGCAGTTGGTGCAGGTGTTGGCTTGATATCCGGCTTCAAGGGCGGATTGGGCATGATGAAGAGTGTCGGTAAAGGAATTACCGGCATTGTTGGCTCACTTGGTAAAGTTGGAGCCACAATTCTCGCAACACCGTTTAAGCTCATGAGCGGCTTAGTAGGCATGGCACAATCAGGCGGCGGTGGGCCGTCTCCAATTCGTCAAGAGCTGGAGGCAATGAGAGGTACCTTTGGTGATATTGCATCAAATGAAGGTAAAGCAGTTGCATCTTCTTTAGGGCAAATACAAAGTCAAATGGGCGACATGGCCGGCACCGGTCTAAAAATGTCCCAAGTATACGGACACGGACCTGAAGGCGTCGCCGCGGCGATGAAGGAAGTCCACGAGTTAGCTCAAGCTATCGGCCCCGGTCTCTCCGGTATGACAGAGATGTTCCAGAAATCCGCTGTTGAACTCTCGATGTACCGTAAGGGATTAGGCATGACAGCTGATCAGCAAGCCAACATGCTTAAACAGGCTTCCATGGCAGGTAAAGATCCTGTTGCGGAAATGAATAAATTTGCATCCATGGCAATTCAAATGGGTGATCAATTTGGGGTTAATGCTAAGGTTGTAGGCAAGTCGATGGCTGAGATGTCTGCAGACGTTGCAAACTTTGGTCAGTTAAGCGCTAAAGAATTAGGTAAGGCAGCTATTTTTGCCGATAAGTTAGGCATCAAGGCAAAAGAGCTTCAGGGTGTCATTTCTAAGTTTGATAACTTTGAAGACGCAGCAAAGGGCGCAGGAGAAATGGCGCAGGCGTTTGGTATGAACGTTGATGCCATGGAGCTTATGAACGCACAGAACCCTGCAGAGCGTCTATCAATGCTTCAGAAGTCGTTTAAGGATACTGGTAAGTCTGTTGAAGACATGAGTCGACAAGAATTGAAAATGTTGGCATCACAATCTGGCCTTTCTGAAGAAGCTGCAAAGCTAGCGTTCAGTCAAAAAGGCATGTCTCTGAGCTACGATGATATCTCCAAGGGTGGAGACAAGGCTGAAAAGAAACAGCTATCACAAGCTGAGGCAATGGATAAGTTAGCTGGATCTATTCAAAAGATGACGAAGGGCGGCGGCGGCGGAGGCTTTAAGGGTTTCATGGACGCATTCCTTTCTGGATTCGGCGACGGAATTAAAAAGAGCAAAGAGTTTCGTTTATTGATGAAAAATATTCGAAAGTCGCTTAAAGTAGTTTTCCAGGCTGGTAAACAAGTCGGAATAATGTTCGTAAAAATGTTTCCTGGTGTTAAGCAATTCTTAGGAGGTCTAGCAGGCATATTTGACCCCAAGAAATTTAAGGCCCTGATGGGAGACACCATGAAGGTCTTTAAGACATTCTTCGGTGATCTTAGTAAGGATCCAAAGAAGGCAACAGAAAAGTTCATAGACAGTATCAAGAAGACCTTTGGGAAGTTCTTCGGTAAGCAGGGCGGTGCTGCGAAAGATGTAGCCGAAGGTGGGTCTAAGATAATGAAGGCCCTTAAGGGTATATTTTTAGGCTTGATGTCTGTTGCCCTTAAGGGAATGACAACACTGGTAAACAAGATTACAGAAGCAATAAAGAACCCGAAGCCTATAAAATCAGGTCTAGGCCAGATGTTCGGCGACCTATTCTCCGCAGTAATAGGCTTATTAATTGCACTAGTGCCTCCGCTACTCAAAGCTCTAAAAGGTCTGGCTACAACAGTATTTACAAAATACAAGCCACAACTAATCAAGATAGGCAGCGCGCTCCTTATTGTTGCTCTTAGTAAAATGTTCCTAGTAGCCACATTATCAGCACTTAAAGGCGCTGTGATGGGCAAGATGGTTGGCTTGATCGGTAAAGCATTCGGAAAAATGTTTGGTTCTGTTGCTAAGAGTCCAGGTGCGCTAAAAGGCTCCGCCCAAATGGGCAAAGGAATGGCCAAGGGCGGAGGATTAGGCAAGGGCTTCGGAAGTTTTATAAAAGGCTTTGCGGCTATTAAAGTTACTGATATCCTCAAGGCTGCTTTTAAACTGTCAATCATGGCTTTGTCGTTTATACCTGTCATTAAGGTGTTCGCATTTGCTGCAGTTGAAGCATATAAGGTTATCAAGTCATCCGGGCCCATGAAGGTTGCAGCCGGCATGGTAGCTCTAGCAATCGCAGTCGGCGCAGCTGTGGTTCTATCAAAAGCCGGCCAACAAATTAATGCTGGCGGAGTAGTTGCAGCTTCAATAGGTCTTGGCGCAGGCGCCATTATGCTAGGTGTTGGTGCCGTAGCATTTTCTATAGCACTAAAACTAGCAGCATCATCATTTGAAGGAATAGACTGGAAAGCAGTTCCAGCTGCTATGATTGGCTTAGCGATATCTGCGGGTGCTGCTGTTGTCTTATCAATGGCAGGTGTAGCACTCAATGCAGCCTCAGGCGCTATTCCCGGCCTTATGGCTGGTGCACTTATGCTAGGCTTAGGTGCTGTGGCGTTTGCTTTAGCCCTGGGTCTAGCCAATGTTGTTATGGGTCCCATAGACATGGGTAGTGCAGCGTTGAATATGCTCGCCTTAGGCCTCGCAGCAGGCTCAGCAGTTTTATTGGCAATGGCAGGTGTAGCACTTATTCCAGCACAGGCAGCAATTCCAGGACTTCTTGTCGGCGCAATGTTAGTAGGCGTCGGTGCATTAGCATTTGCTGTGGCATTGGGAATCACCAATAAAGCCATGGGCATGGTCGACATGAAGTCTGCAGCTATTAACTTTGGAATGCTGGTGATAGCTACATTAGCTGCAGTTCCCATGGCCGTCGCGGCAACTCTTTTAATCCCGCTAGGCGTTTTAGGTTCTGTGGGCGCTGTCATCGGCGCCGGATTTCTTTCATTAGGTGCAACCATGTTCGCGGCGGCCTTACAGACTGTCACAAAAGAAATGGACAAGGTTGACATGCTTTCCGCTGCACTTAATATGGGCTTTATGGCGCTAGTAATGATAGCTACAGTCCCCATGGCAATTGCAGCAGCTGCCTTGGCAATACCAGCTGTGCTAGGAATGATTGGCATATTCCCAGCAGCCGGATTCTTAGCACTGGTAGCATCTGTTCTTGGTCCGGCCCTAGTTTCATTTGGTGCAATGGGGATCGATGCCAAGAAAGTAGCCACAAATGCAGGAGCAGTTGCAGCCGCTATGGGCGCGCTGGTAATAACTGCATTGACCGCTGTTCTTCTCATACCTTTTGCTGTACCGTTTATCGGCGGCTGGCTAATGAAGAAAGGCATCGGTCTCATCGGCGACTTCATGACAATGATTGCAGAAAAACTGGTAGGGCCGCTCTCAAAATTCGCCGCAATGCCTATTCCAGCCAGTGCTTCACTAGGGCAGAAAATTGATCTAATCAATGCAGCTGTTGAAGGTGTTGGAACGCTAGGAGGCATTGCAATTGGCTTAGCGGAAATTGATCAAGCAGCTGTTGAAGAAGGCGGCAAGCAAGGCGGTACAATCAAGGCTGTTACTGGCTTTATGGACGTGCTTCTAGGCGGCTTTATCGAAATGATAGAGGCCATCGGAGAGGTTGCAAACTCTGTAGACCCATCCCAGATCGGAGCGATTAAAGCGATTGCATCTGTTATTGAAGCCATCGGCAAGCTCATTGCAGGCGTAGTGCCACCCATAGCTGAACTGGCGATGGGCATGATAGCATCATCCACCGAGGGCGGCGGAATATTTTCTAGCGGCAAGGTAAACACCGGAAAGTTTGATTCCATGATGGCCAGCATTAAAGGCTTAATGGATGGTGTGTTCGGCATTATGAAAGCGCAGATCGGTCCTATGGTGAAGGATATTGTCACCATGGACATACCGGGTGGCGTAGAAGCAGCCCAGCCTAAGATTGAACTAATATCCAAGGTTGTAGGTGTTATTGGAACATTCCTAGAACCCATGTCAACTGTCTTAAAAATGATGCAAGAGCAGGAATCACAAAAAGGCTTTTTTGAAAAGATATCAGATGTAATCACAGGTCAAAATCCAGCTGACAGTATGATGGGTAAACTCAAGGTCATAATGACAGGCTTAATGAATATGATTAAAGGTAACTTACCTGAAATTGTATCGTCTGTTATAGCTGCCGCTGATGCCGCCGGAGATCCAAAAACAGCTCAACCCAAAATAGCGCTAGTAGCCTCAGCAATAGATATCATGGGTAAGATGACGTCCCAGCTATTCAAAACACTTGAGCTTGTAAAGGGTAAGAACAAAAAGCCTGATTTAGGTGCGCTGATGCTATTGTTTGGCCCACCGGGTCAACCAAAAATGAGCGTCATGTATATGATTGCCAGCTCTGCGGGTGAAGGAATCAAGGTAGTTGTCAAGGCCATATTAGATGCGACCAAAGACATGAATCCAGCAGTTGTTGAACCGGCTGTTAGGATCGTCTCCCAGGCAATCGAAGCTGTATCCAACTTTGCAGGCGCTATAATAGATACAATGGCTATCGCCATGCCAAAAGGCGGCGGCTTAAAAGCTACAGAAAAAGCTCTGCCTGTTGTATTAAAAGTCATCTCAGCAATATCGCTAGCGATGGCAGATAGCCTACCAACAGTGATTGCGCCTATTCTTGCCGTTGCTAAGAAAATTGGGGGCAGTAAGACTGCTGACAAAGGCATGAAGACAGTCTCCGCAGCAATCGGCGCTGTCGGAGAATTTGCATCGGCGCTTAAAGACATAATGTCGTTAGTACCGTCAGATCCCAAGGCAATAAATCCGGACCGGCTCAAGGATGTGCT